CAGCCACGGTCAACACGGCGTTAGCAATTACCGACGCGTTGGCCAAAGACGGTGTCGGACCGGGCACTCGATTTTTAGCCGCCGCCGCCGCAGGTATTCAGGGTGCTGCACAAGTCGCCGCGATTGCAAAGACACAATACAAAGGAGGCGCACCCGTTGCCACCGCACCGAGTGGAGCGGGCGCACCAACCCCAACGACGACGACCGAAGCAACACCGCCAACGATTAACCTTGACTTTTTAGGGCAAGGCGGTCAAGAGAACGCGATACAAGCGTATGTAATAAGTCAAAATGTAACCAACCAACAGCAAGCAAACCAGTTGCTGCAAGACCAAGCCGTATTATGAAAATTTACGAGATGATTATTGACGACGAAACGCATGGCGTTAGCATGATTTCGTTGGTGGAAAACCCCGCAATAGAAGAAACGTGGGTAGCACTTTCCAAGGAGTTAAAACTCCAAGCCATTGACGAGGACAAACGCCTATTGTATGGGGCTGCGCTCGTTCCGGATAGACCCGTTTACAGAAGGGAAGCAAACGAGGAATACTACATTACTTTTTCGCGTGAAACTATCGAGAAAGCCGCGTACAAATTCATGCGCGAAATGAGGTTAATGAACACCAACCACGAGCACGCCGTGCCGTTGGAACAGAACGTAGTGGTAGAGAGTTGGATAACGATGGGAGAGAACGACAAAGCCGCCGCGTTGGGGTTAAACCCGCCCGCGGGAACGTGGATGTTAGGTATGTACGTCGGCTCGGACAAGTACTGGAACGAGCAAGTTAAGACGGGCAACGTCAAAGGGTTCAGCATCGAAGGAATGTTTATCGACAAGAAGCAAAAAACGGACATCGTCGATGAGTTTTTGAGCGAATTAAAGGCAGTATTAGATAAATAACAGTTAAACCTATAAACGTTTATTATTATGAATCAGAAACTAAAAGACGTTTTCGACATTATTTCCAAGTACACCGCCAAATTGAGCGCGGACGAGGAGGTTAAAATGCAAGTCGAAGACATGACGTCGGGCGAATTAGCCGACGGCACTATGATTTACACCGACGCAGCCGAATGGGGCGTGGGGGTTAGCATCTTTAAGGAGGAAGACGACGAACTCGTTGCCGTTGAGGATGGGGAGGTAACCTTAAAGAACGGTCAGGTTATCGCTGTAAGCGGTGGTAAGATTGCCGACGTAAGGGCGGCACGCGGGGAAGCAGCAGAAGCCCCCGCCGAAGGTGAAACCAAAAGCGAAGCCAAAGGCGAAACCACAGGCGAAACCGACGGTGCGGCCAAAAGTGAGCCGACAGGCGACGCGGGTGGAACGGACACACCAACGCCACCACGTACACGCATGACCGAAGACGAAACCGCCGCGATCGTTGCAGCAGTAACAGAAGCCGTGATGAAGTCGCTTGAAGCGTGGAAGGCAGAAATGCAAGAAGCCGTCAAAGAAAACGAAGAAGAACTCCAAAAGGTGAAACTCGCTGCGGTAAGCAAGCCGGCACGCGGGCGAGTAGCCAAAACCCAAGAGCAGGTCGACATCACTAAATTGTCAGCCGCCGAAGTACCATTTGCAATCATCGAAAAATTCAAGAACTAATGACCAAGAACCTTAAACTTTCATCACTCGACATTGTATCGAGTACCTACGCAGGCGAACTCGCGTTGCCTTATGTAGCCGCCGCCATTTTGGGCGCGGATTCAATCCGTAACAACTTCGTGTTGACGCGTCAAAACGTTAAGCACCGCCTTGTGTTGAAGAAACTCGACGGCTTCACCGTGCAGCCGTTTGGTTGCGATTGGACGTTGCCCGAAGAACCTTCGATGGAGTTGACCGAGATTTCACTTGTTCCAACCGAATTGATGGTGAACGAGGAAATTTGTAAGCAGCAATTTCGCCACGACTGGCAAGCCCTCGCAACTGGAAACGGTTTCATCAACGACCGCATTCCCGAGGACTTCAACAACTTCCTACTCGGTTATGCAGCGGGCAAAGTAAACGAAACCATCGAACGTACTTTGTGGCGTGGTCTTTACAACGAAACCGACGGAACAACAGTAGGTGGACAAGCTGAATCACACTTCGCAGGAATTATGCGCAACGTGGTTTTGCAAGCTGCGAACCTCGGTTACGACGGTCAAGTAGCCGGTACATTTACCGCCGACAACAACGCCACAACGGGTATTCTTACCCACCTTGACGCGTTGGTTGCAAACGCTCCTGACACTATTCAGAACATGACCAACTCGGCAATTTACATGAGCCGCAAGTCATTGTTCTTGCTACAACGTGCAATGGCAGGGGTGGCAGTAACACAAGGCGGTTATTCAGCTACCTTCGTCGGCGATCCTCGCCCGACTAACTTCTTGGGCTTCCCGATTGTAACACCCGCAGGATTCCCAAATGACACTATCATTTTATCTTACCGCGACAATTACAACTTCGGAACGGATTTGAGCAACGACTTCAACCAAGTGTTGGTAATTGACCGTACCCCGATTGCAGGCGACGACAACGTTCGTTTATCAATGCGCTTCACCGCAGGAACACAGATTGTTGCACCCGAAGACATTGCGGTCATTCGCCGTACTTCTTAATTGATAGACTATGAGTTGCGATTTAACAACAGGCCGTTTATTTGCGTGTAAAGACGCGATAGGCGGCGTTAAAGAAATCTTGTGGGCTCCGTGGAACAGCGTAACGTTTGATGCGTTGGTAGCCGGTGAATTGAGCGATATATTGTCTTCGTTCACCTTCTACCGTTGGCAGATTGCACGCAACAGCGGAACGTTCGACCAAGACGTACAATCGTCGATGGAAAACGGCACGGTGTTCTACCAACAGAACCTTTCTTTCAACCTTCAAAAAATCGAAGCCGTAATTAACGACGAGATGCGCCGAGCATGGCAGAACCGTCTTTTGATTTTGGTTCGCGATAATAACGACAACTGGCACGTAATGGGCTACCAAGGCGGCGCAGAAGTAAACGGGGGAGGCGTGAAGACTGGTACAGCGGTAGGAGATATGAACGGTTATGAAAACGTATGGATGGCAGAGGAACGCATCCCCGCTCCATTGTTGGACTTTGACCCGACCAATACCGACCCGATTACTGGCGAGATACAAGGTATTACCGGTGCGGTAATTGTATCGCCAAACTACTAATTGCGTAACTTTACCTAAATGGGGGCAGGCATTTTGCCTCGCCCCTTTTTTATTGTCATGGTAACACTTCAACCGATAACACCTTCACAGCAGTTTTATTGCACGTGGTTCGAGGCGCGTAAATACCTACCTACGTTTACGCACTACCTTATGACCATTACGGGGGTTGACTACGCGACACAAGCGATTGTGCCTATTATCGTGGCCGACAACAACCGTTATACCGTGGTTGAGATTGACACCGACGCGGTGAGTTTAACGGGCGTTTTATTAGAGCGTGCAGGGCAATATGAATATAAAGTGTACGGTCAGAACAGCCCCACCAATTTAGACCCTACCGACGCAAGCGTTGTCGGTGAGGTTGAAACAGGCGTTCTCTTAATAGTGGACACCAACACGTATGTAACGACAAACAACCCAACAACAGCACCAGATTTTATTTACTATGAGTAAGGCGAACATCGTCGCGTTAGCGGCATCTAAATACCACCAACGCGAAACCTACGAGGAACACAAGCGCGGCAATAAGTACGTCAGTTACGGCGTAGATAACTTGTTCCCGCAGTACCTCATTAGCTTGCTAAATTCAAGCGCGGTGCATTCAGCCCTAACGACAAGTATAGCCGCAATGATATACGGCAGGGGCGCGACTTACACCGATAACAGAGCAAAGGCGATTGACATCGACGACCAACTACGCAAAACGTGCCTTGACTTAAAGATACAAGGAGGATTCGTTTGGGAAGTTTACTGGTCGCCCGAAGGAAACAGGATTGTTCAGATTAAACACTCGCCGTTTGAACAATGGCGTTCCGCTCCGATGGACGAGGAAGGAAACGTTCACAGTTACTTTCATTGCATCGACTGGGCGAAGGAAACCGAGTTTGAGGTAACAGAATGGGATTCGTACAACCCAATAACCGCAAGCGGGGATGCGGTGCAGATTATTTATTGTAAGCCCTTCGCAGTCGGTTCGATGTACTACCCAAAGCCGGACTATATCGGGGCGGTGAACTGGATTGAAGTGGACAAACAAGTAAGCATCTTCCACAATAACAATATCCAAAACGGGTTGCACCCCGGATTCAGCGTTCACTTCAAATCGGGAGTACCTCCGAAGGAGGAACGCAACGAAATTAGAAGGGAGATAGAGCAGCAGTTAGGGGGAGCAGAAAACAGCGGTCGTTTTTGGATGACCTTTTCGGACAGCCCCGAACAAACGCCCGAGATCAAGCCCTTCGAGGTTAGCAATTTGAGCGACCAGTTCCAGTTTATATCGCAGGAATCGACTGACAAAATAATGATAGGACACCGCGTTACAACACCGTCTTTGTTTGGTGTTAAAACGGCGGGTCAGTTGAGCGCAGCGAGCGAATTGGAAGAAGCTAAAAGCATATTCAATAAAGACGTTATCGAGCCCTTTCAGCGCATTATCAATGAATGGCTCAAAGAAGTAGAAGAATACCTCGGTTATTCCGTTGAGATTGAAAACGCCATGGCCGAAGAAACGCCCGACGTTAAAGAAAGTTTCACGGGAATTCAGATTAGTTCAGCGATGGACATCTTAACGCGTGTGAAACTTGGTGAGTTGACAATAGAACAAGGGCGTTCGCTCCTATCGAATATGCTTAATTTCAGCGACGAAGCGGTAAACGATACCCTTCCTTTACCGATTCAGATGAGCGCACAAACGCCCGACTTGGATGAGGACACCGGAAAAAAATGGCTCGACTACCTAAACGACAAAGGCGAAGTAATGAGCGAGGAATGGGAGTTGCTTCACGAATCGGAAGTAAAAGATTCAGTAGGGGAATATAAGTTACACTTATCAGAAGCACGCAGGGTGGAGTTATTTAAGCGATTCGCCAACCCCGAAGAACGCAGTCAAGTCGACGCGGGGCTATACAAGATAAGGTACAGATATTCCCAACAGCTAAAAGACAACAGCCGCGTGTTTTGCCGCAACATGGTCGAAAACTCAAAGGGGGGAGTAAGCTACCGGTTCGAGGATATTGAATCGATGGAAGGACAAGTGAACACGGAGTTCAGCCCACGGGGCGAAAGTAGTTATTCTATTTGGTTATGGAAGGGCGGGTGTTTCTGTCATCATTACTGGGTGCGTCAAGTGTGGTTCAGAAAGCGCGACAAGGGGCGTTTCCTTCCAAACGAAGGACTTGAAAACGACAAACGCGTAAGCGTTGCCGACGCCCTGTCGGACGGCTTTGATATGCGCGACGAAAACCTCGATTACAACCAAGCAGGCACGCGGCCAATAGACACACCGAACCGTGGTAAACTAAACTAACATGGCAGTATTATTCACCGACACGGCGTTTATTAAACGCTTCACTCCTTTGAATGTAAGCGTTGAGGATTTAGACGTTTCAGCAATTACCTACACCGCGCAAGAAAAGAACATCAAGCCCTATTTAGGTCGGGAGTTGTACGACCACATTATAGGGTTGATTGAAGCGGGAACGATTAACCAACCGTCAAACAGCGACTACCGTTACCTATTAGACAACTACGTGAGGATGGCGTGTGCGTGGTGGACGGTCGTTGAGATGATGCCCATTTTACGGGTGAAGATTAGCAACGGGGGATTACTGACACGCACGCCGGCTGAAACTTCCCCAGCAAGTCAGACCGATATTGATTCAGTACGGAATATGGCGCGGCAAAATAGCCATCATTTCACCTATGAATTGATACGTTACTTGAAGGACAACCGCACGCGCTACCCTGAATATAAGTGTGCAGAAACGAAAGTAATGAGCGTAGCAGGGTACGAGATAGGTAGTCGTTTGGGGTGGAGTTGGAATCAATGAAACGGGAGAATTTAGTTAAGCTTAAAAAGTGGATCAATGAGAACCATCAGAAAAATAGTGCTGCATTACAGCGCGACAAAGGACGACCACGACGTAACGGCGAAAGAAATAGATAGGTGGCACAAGAATCGAGGGTGGCGAATGATTGGCTACCATTACGTAGTGAGATTAAGCGGTGAGGTAGAGGTAGGTCGCCCCGAAGACATGGTCGGAGCGCACACCAAAGGACACAACCACGACAGCATCGGAGTTTGTTTTATCGGCGGTTTAAAGGGCAACTCAAAGAAAGGGAGTAACACTATGAACGAAGCGCAAGAAGCAAGCGTTATTCAGCTTCTCAAAGACTTGTTAGAGCGATACCCCGAAGCTAAATTGTACGGTCATAAGGATTTGAACGCTACGCAATGCCCCGGCTTTGACGTTACTAAATGGTCGAAGACATGGAAGGATATTTAGAAATCATCGTCGGTTTAGTAACTGGCGTTGTAGGGTGGTTCGCGGGAACGAAGATGCGCAGGGCGCAGACATCGTCGATTGAGTTCGAGAATTACAAGAGTTTCGTCGAAACCAATAATCGGATTATTGAATCGCTGCGCGTTCAGGTTACAGACCTTATTAAAGAGAACAGCGACCTACGCACCAAAGTAGACAAGTTAGAAGATGAGATACGCCGCGTTTTACGCACTTACCCTTGCGATAGTTGCCCTCTTAAATAGCTGCACGGCGAATTGGCATCTTCGCAAAGCGATAGCGAAAGACCCTACTATATTATTGGAAGGTAGGGTTGTGGAATATCACACCGATACGATATTGGTAGCAATACCTGAATTGCAGGTTGACACGGTTCACCGTTGGAGCGTGGACACAGTCACCACCTACGTAGATAAGGTGAGGATTCGCACCAAGGTTGACACGGTGCAAAGGTTCGTTTACGTCGATGTGCTGTGCCCAGCGGACACGGTTTACGTTGAACACACCACCGAGCGCACCGTAATAAAGCCCACCGTGGGGCGTTCGTTCCCGTGGTGGTTAGTTATAGTCGCCCTTACTTTAATAGTCCTATATCGCCTTAAATAGCGTATCTTTGAGGGGAATACCCGCCGTTCGGCGGTTGTTGTTTGTTTTGTTTGAGCGGCTTCCCAAAGGGGGGGTCGCTTTTTTTTCAAAAAAAATTTAGAAAAAGTTTGGTAGTTATATAATTTTATGTATCTTAGCACCATCAAACAAGCAAACAATACAGCTATGAAAGCACAAG